GGCGAACACGCAGGTTCGCCCCTACATTTCGTCTGTAGGGGCGAACCTGCGTGTTCGCCCTTGTTGTTCTTATTAATGAAATTATTTTTATGAAAATCTATATAACGATAAGGATGGCACCTGATACAACTGACTTCATTTTTTTATCCTATACATAAATATTTGTTATACTCTTTAAAATTCCAATTCAAACTTGATCGAGCAAAGCTCGTTTCCTATTTTTGTGAATCTTGGTATTATTATTTTGTAATTCTCAACTATCTGCTAAGTAAGGAATATCCAAAAAATAAATTATCCCATTCTTGTAGGGTGGGTAACGGGTTTTTGTTGCCCACCATTCCCCCCAAAAGGGGGCACATATTGATAAATTTTAAAGGCATAATTTTTGATTCTAATTTATTTTATTTTTGCTCTAATTTAGTTAGTTCTAAATTTATTTTCCAAGCGTAAGGTTAAAACCCCCGTCTTTCAGACGGGCAAATTTCATTTCCAAACATCAGTATTAAAATTACCCGTTTTTCAAGGTCAATTTTCGATAAGATTTGCTGTTTTGAAGCACTGATAGCACATTACGTGGTCTCTCAAAAATTTGAGACTAATTACAATCTCAAATTTTAATTTAATCATTACAATATAGTATTAACATTGAGCCAAGTCTATAGATGTGGAATTTTCGTTGCCATCAAATCGAAATGAAAAATGAGTGATTATTTATATTGCTAAAAAGTCCTATTTTAAAACGTTACAAAATAGGATTCGAGTTGTTTTAAATTTCACTTAGCGAAGCTCAGTATCCGTGCTTTGTGCACCCAAACTCTCTAACCCACCCGCTTTAGCGGGTGGTTGTTGAGTTTATTCCCCACTGAGTCCAAGTTGAATTTTAACATCATCAAGTGGAACGGTTTTAGTTTGCCTAGCACGTCGCTCAAGAAATGCCATCAATGGCTCATTTTGTCGCGTTAATTCAATTTCTCTATCAAAATCATTGAGTTCCGCGAGAATAAATTCATGCCCATCCGGTGCCTTCAAAATCAGATTTTCTTTATAGGCTTGCCTTAAAAGCTCAATAATATCAATAGCATCCATAGAAATGGCAATACTTCTCATAACTGATACTCCTCACCATGAATAAATAACTGACTGCCTGTTTTGTAACCTACAGCCTCAATTTTGACTAACTGACTTTCCTGATTGATGTCATAAAACACACGAAAATCCCCAATCCGCAACTCCCACTCAGCAATTTCATTAGGTCGTAGCTTTTTTCTGTTGCGTGTCTCCTGTGTCGGTTCGTGTGTCAATTGGTTTTCTATTCCTTCAATGATTTTCTGCTGATCGTATTTTCGGAACTGGTGTATGTCTTCAATAGCCTCTGGCGTAATCCTAATTTCAAACATAATCTATGTCAAACCTATCATTTTGGCACTGGAGCCGTTAAATGGGAACAAGGACAGATGCTTCGGATTGCCCTACAAACCATCGTGTTTTATCACGCCAATCCGTAGGTTCTCTTATGTCATTTACCGATTTGAATCAATCCCATTCAACGAGCCTAGTGCAGAATTGAAATAAATTTATATCAAATAAATTATAAACTTGTAATACACTCAGTTGTCATGAAAAAAGGGGTATTAAAGTTTAAGCGCATAACTCGTACTTCTGCCACCCCCCGGACGTTTTTGCAGGATATCCTTACTTTCTAAATCAGAGAGATCACGGCTGGCAGTCACTTTACGACATTTGCTGAGACTCGCATATTTGCGAGTCGTCATTCCGCCTTCAAATCTTTCTCCTGTATCCAATAAGCGATTGAGTACTTTGCGTTGTCTCGCATTCAATGGTGTGTCTTTATGTTTATGCCAAAAATGCGTTTTTTGGATCACTTGTTCGATAATCCACTGTGATTCATTCACTGCCATGGTGAGCGTTTGCAAAAACCATTTTAACCAATCTGTAATATCTAAGCCATTTTTTCCAGCCTCTTCAAGCATAAAATAATAACCTTTTCTATCTAAACTCAGCTGTTTTGAAAAAGAAATGATCTGCATTAATAACGGAAAATGTTTGGAAAGCAGATAGTCTGTTACTGCTCGACTGATTCGGCCGTTTCCATCATCAAAAGGGTGGAGCATGATTAGCCATAAATGCGCGATTCCCGCTTTCAGTATAGGCTCTGTCTCATTCTCCTCATTCACCCAAAACAGAAATGGTTTCATTTCATCCTCAAGTTGATGATTAGGGGGCGCAATATAATGGACTTTTTCTTTTCCGACAGGCCCTGAAACAATTTGTATCTCTTCTTTTCCCCGATATTGACCCACCTGAATCTTGTGCAAACCAGAATAACCTGTCGGAAAAAGTGCCGCATGCCACGCAAAAAGCATTTCCTCTGTCAGAGGCCGTTTAGCATTCTGCCTCACATCCATCAACATCAAAACTAAACTATCTGTACGGATATCGGAATCATCTTGTTCAATCGGCAAACCAAGTTGTTTTCGGATTGAAGCACGCACTGAACTACGCCGAAGTACTTCTCCTTCAATGGCTGAGGTTTCTATCGCATCCTCCGCCAACACCTGTGCTTGAGTGTCAAGTAATTCTTCACCTGCAAGTACACTGCAAGTCATTTCAAGCGCACCTATCAGACGTGATAAGGTGTTAATGTCTGATAGCAATGGCTTGATATCATAGTTAAAATGAGGCCAATCGGCCTGTTGCCATATCCAATTTTGATATTTTTGCATCGTTTAATCGCATCAGGTTCGATTAATATTAATCTTTATTAAAGAATATGAAAATATTTTATTAAAATATATTCACAACCTTAAATGGTGCGAACCCGGCACCTCTATTCCGTATCTCTATAAGTAAATCAAGAGCTTCTGGGACTACTTTTTTAATGATACCTATCGCACCATTCAAATCGGCATTGATAATACCCTTAGACCATCGATACAAACCTCTACTAATACGTTTACCGGTAAAACGATGAGATTTACCCTTTTTATAAACCGGCAATGGGTCATTGTCTAAGTGACTTGATTTGGAAGTATAGGATTCTTCGGTAAAAACGACATCAATACCCAATTCTTCGGCCTTATATGCAATCATCGCTTTGAACTTATCATAAGGGATCGAAACAAAATTTTGGTTGTTCTTTTTACCAATATTGATTTCCTGTTTCCAGTGTTTGTTTTCACCAACAATAATTAGACCACTGTTAGTTTCTACTGCATAATCAATAATGTTTCTACTCGCTTTATGCAGGTAATGCCTCTATTTTTTGATGACGTTTTTTTGACAATCGGCCAATTGAATGACTTGTCCCTTTATCACCGATAAATGAATTTAGTTACTATATAAATTAAGCGGGCGCTAATTAATAAATAAATGAATTAACTCATTGTTACCTTAACCAATAAAGCCGGCCGTCTGCAAATTGGAAGGGGATCGGATTCACTATCTATATCAATACAACGGCCTTTAAGATCATTCGTTCTCATAGCGTAAAGTTCTAATCCATTCCGGTTTATTTGGTTTAAACCATCCAAAACAGGCGGCGCAAAATAAGTTACAAACGTATCGCTCGTTCCCAAAGGAAAACAATGGGCTTCGTCATCTGCAATAAATTTGCGAACATTCCCTTTTCCATCGGTAGAACGTCCCCTGTATTCCGAAAATTCAATTCCACCAAAATTAAATCCTTTGCGAATATCTCCTCCCAACTTCTCAATAGCTGCACCATGATTGATAAATGCTTTTTCAACTTGTGGATGCGCCACCAAAGCATCAAAAAATCCAGAAGAACACCAACAAACAATGCTGTTCATGTTTTCGCCCAACAAATGATCTTCTGTATGCCGGTGTATTTCGTGACATAACTTACGGACATCCGTTGTGTCTACGCTTAGCGAAAAATCAATAGTTTTTTGCGTTATTCCAAATTCAGCGTAGCAATCTATAAGTGTTGTATTATCGTTGTTCAACACTAAGCCCTTCATGGCTCCCATGCGTAACCACCTCAGCGTCATAGCATGTTTTTCCCTGTGATTACGCAATATACGTGCAACGGCTTGTGTTATACCATCAAGCTGTTTCCCAGTGTTCCAATCAACGCTATTTTGAATATCTTGCGGCTCGATCCGGTCTTGAAATGGAATATGTAGCGCATCTATATATCGGAAAGTCCGTGTATCCCGGTTGTTTACAGTCGGCGCTTCCCCACGTATTTTTACGGGTAAAATGGACAATACCCCGTTAATTTCTTGTATACGCACACCTGTTGTCATAATCCCTTCATTTCTAAAGGGATTGATAGGTAAATTCCATTTATTGGGAATTTTGTTGATGGCTCTTGTTGTTTGAATTAACTGAAAATGTTCAGTAGGGTGTTGTACCATTTTTAACCCCCTTCCCGGCTGATTATGTTTTCATTCAACAATGAAAGCTTAGCATTTACTATTGCATTAGCATCTAATTCATTGACTAAAACCAATTGTTCAAAATGAATAATAGCAGGCCCCCGCTTTAATACTATTGCTTCTTGATCTGCCGATGTGGCATCTACATTAGTATATAAAATCGCTTTGGCCGTTTCACTGCCATCGCTTGCTGCTGGATTCAAGGGCGTATATTTATTAGTTGCCGTGATTTGCCCTAACAATGTCAATTGTTTTAAAACAGCGTTTTGACCTGAAGCAATTGTAATGCGTTCCCTTGTAAATGAGGTGTCATATTCATGTTTTATCGCATCACCCCATTTTCCAGGTTCTGTTACTGGCGCGTAGCTCATTTTAAGCCTCCAAATTCCGTTTCAACAAGTTGCTCTACCGCCTGCATTAAAGGATTATCAGAATCTTCATTAGCAGGAGGGGCTGAGACTTCTGAAAATAAATATTCAGATGGGAAAGGCGGTAATGTTTTCAAAAAAGACCTAAAAAAATCTAATTGATTGACTTGTTTGAGTACTTGCCCTTTTTCGCCCTCGCCCTTTTCAAGGTATGAAAATTCCAATAAAGGGGATAAACCCAAGCTACACATAAACTCAGCTAACCCTTCAATTTGAGGAGCTAACAAATTTGGATAAGAAGCGACTTCAGCACTGAATTGTTGAAGTATTCGATTCCTTCTTTCCTCAACTATTTCAGCTTCCAAAGTTTGGTTTTGAGTTTGTAAGTTGGTAATTGCTTGAGCATACTGTTGATGATCAAAAGAGTTGCCTTCACCCCTTTCACTATTCACGCTTTTCTCTAATTGGCTCAGCTTCTCAGTAAATTCTTGCTTTTGTTGTTTCATTAATTTAATTAATGAATTATAATCTGCAATCGGCTCGTTGGTTTGAGGTATATCATTATTTGTTATGTCATTATCAGGCATGATCTTGTAATCCTCATATTGAGTTATATCAGCGTTATAAATGGGTTTTAAGCCCTTGACAGCCGGTGCGGCGGCACCAAGAAATCCGACGTGAATTAATCGCCACCCTTTGTCAGTATGAGCAAGTCGAATGGAACGGTTAGGCCATCTTTTTTCTTTAACTCCCGTTATGAATTCGGGCACTAAATCCCTAAACTTAACTTGAAGTTTATTTTTAACGCGGCGTATTTTATCAACCCACCCGTAGGCTGGAGAATCCATTTTTGGATGACCAATGACAACAGGAACTTCGTTTTGATCTAATTGCCCAAAATTTGATATAATTTCATCCAGTTTTTCTTCTGTCCATTGTTCCTTGTCACCTGAAGATGAAGTTTGTAAGCCTGTTTTGAAAATATCAATCCAATTTTCCATTATTAATTAACCAGTAAAAATTACGGCAGATCTGCCGACTTAATATAAATATTTTCAAATATATACAATTAATATAACATAAAAAATTACGATACTGCAATACAAAGTAAAAAACAAATAAATGATTTCATTAGAAGAATATAAAATTTGGTTAGCCGAACCTGATCACGAACGCATCTTGCTCGTCATCTTAACAGGATACGATGGTTTTGATAATAATCTGTTTTACATGTCATCTGCACCCTTTTATACAGAACCCACTGCCTCATTACCCAATATTCAATTTGAAAGCCGAATTGAAGAAGATTTTTTTATAGAAAAAGGCATTACCTTTTTTGAAAAAGGTATTGGCACGGATAATTTGAGCGAATTAGAAATAACTAACGCAGATGCTGAACTGGACTTTTGGCAAAATTTACAATGGGATAAACGACCTATTACAATCTATCTGGGCGATCCAGAGTGGAAATTTGATGATTTTCTCGTAAAACCTTTATTTATTGGCATAATTGATTCTGTTGATTTTGGTGATACTCATGTTAGATTCAGATTTAATAATCGTTTAGGTATACTAAATGGACCTGTGCAAAGAACACTTTTGGAAAATGCGAGCGAAAATAATAATAAAGCAATTCCTTTAGCATACGGCCATCTTAGAAACATAGAACCTATAAATATCAACCCCAATACACACGAATACCAATGGCACGACACAGAGGTAGATATTGTTGAGCATATCTACGATAAAGGTGTTATTGTTACAAACTATGTATTAAATAGTGCTTACGGCAGATTTGCCGTAAATAACCGACCGGCTGGAACCCTCACGCTTGACGGGCAAACTACGCTATTAAAAATTGACCAAGTATCGAAAGACTTGATGTGTCGCCTTGGCCCATTAAATGAGAACGACATAGATGTTGATAGTTTTGTCGAGTTGTCAAACGAAAAAAACTATGATATTAGTTTGTATATTACTGAACGCCAGAATAATTTAGATATATTAGAGCGTTTGTTTGCAAGCTTTGGGGCTTCACTTTTGATTAATTTTGAAGGCAAAGTAGCAGTCGCTTGGATAAAACTCCCTGAAAATGAACTGCCTATTGTTTATTTAGACAGTAATGAAATTGCTTTGGAAAACTTTAGTATTGAACCTCTTAATAATATCCAATGGCGTACACGGTTAAAATACAACCGGAACTACACAATACAAAAGGACGGTGATTTAGCGGGAAGTATTACAGACCCGGCCTATCCAAATTCAGAAAGAGTGGAATGGTTACGAAACGAATGGCGCATTGCTAAATATGAGGTTCCAACTCTTTTCCCCCCTGAAGGGGTAAATTTTATTGCAGACCCTGACGCTGTTGAAACTGTCCTTGACTCAATTTCTGATGCGGAAACAGAATGTGAATATCGACAAAATATTTTAGGGACACAACGCTTTTTATGCCGATTCTTCGCATTCTCAGTACCGTTCGGTTTGTTGCCGGGTGATATTTTGAATATGAATGATTCAAGATATGGTTTAGCAGAAGGGAAAAATATGCAAATATTAAACATACGTTATTTTCCCTTGTTCGAGAAAGCAGAAATTGAGGCATTTTTCTAATGCATGCTGACAACATTCGATTTATTTGGGATTTTCCAACTGATAAAGCGTCATTAACATTTACGAGCGAAAATGCGAATATGCCGGGGAAATATGTACAAAATCAACAAGTTTCAAAACTTTGGCGTTCTATAAGTTATCCTGTCGGGCAAGTAGCTGATCAAGAATTTGTCTTTTCCTTAGAAAAATATACCCCCTTTTCTGCAATAGTTTTATGGAATATTAATTTAAGCATTACATCGCAAGTGCGATTGATCCTCGCCTTGAATGAAGAATTTACTGAGATAACCTTTGACCAGACATGGGCTGGTGTTCGGGCACTCTATGGTTATGGAGAAGGGCCTTATGGCGCTATACCTTACGGTGGGTATTCTCTAGAAGGATTGGTAAATTATCCCTTTTTCGTTAAGTTTTTTGATGCTGTGCCTGGCACTTTTGTGAAAGTGCTCATCATTGATCCTCAAAATCCGAGTGGCTATATTCAGGCTGGAAAAATTGCCTTAGGCTATTATTTTTCTCCGGAATTCAATCTCAATTATGGTTATACCCCACAATATCAATTTCAATCAAAACAATCATTGTCTCGATCTGGCGCAATCCGAACAAACAGACGTGTAAAAAATAAGGAAATTCCAATTAGCTTAAATTATTTGAGTATGCAGGAAACGCAAAAAATTGATGATGCCATCAGAGATAGGGATATGAATAAAAATATCTTGGTCTCAGTTTATCCTAATGAGGGGACAACACGCGAACGAAAACATATTGTTTTGGGATTTTTAAAGGAAGGCACTTTTTCTGGTATAACCCGTGAAAAGAGCACTTATAAATGTTCATTTACCATTATAGAAGGGAAATAACAAAATGAATGTCATAGAACCAGCCATATTATCCGAGCCCTGGAATTTTACGGCGCTTTATATGAACTTTAATTTAATAGGTTCTGAAGTTGAAAATGCTAGAGGCACATTTGACGCTCTAGTAGAAAGAGAAACCGCTCAAGAAGGACGGCTTTCTAATTTAGAATCAGCCAAGGGAGAATTTGCCACTCTCGTAGAGAGGGAAGCGGCTCAAGGCAATAGATTAAATGCTTTAGAAACAGAATTACACCAAGCTCAACAAGGAGAACTTAGCCTTTTTAACACATTAAATTTTTATTTAAAAATATCAGAAGGCTTTACAACAAACCTTGAAGCGAATAATTATAGACTAAAGAATTTAGGATCTGCCATAGAACCAAACGATGCGATAACATTATCACAAGTTACAAGTATGGTTACATTAGGCGGAGATCCAAGCAACATCAGTATTTTAAATTTGTCAACGACAGGATTGGAATCTGGACAAAATATTGTCACTTCTTTTGATGGACAAAATATCATAGGTTCTCAAATTGTTACTATTAATGACACTTACCAGGCGTTACCTGGAGAAAAATTAGTTGTTAATGCCAATACCAGCTTTACCGTTTTGCTACCTAAAAATCCAATAGCCAATATCACTTTTGTAGATTTTCTCTCTTTTCTTGGAGACATTGACCAAAACAACATCACAATTAGTGCTATTGACTTGATATAGTGTTCCTAAATGAGTTGTAAATTTTAACCATATAATGACAGCTTGGGAAAAACGAAAACTTGTCCATCTAAAAAATTAAAAAAACATTGCTTCACTTGCGCAAAAGTCTTATTTTCAAAAAA